ACTTGCTCCTAATTGTAACCAAGGTTCTACTGCTCCCATTTTTTTATTTTTTTTTGTGACACAATCGTTATTTTTTGTTTTTGTTCATTGTCAGTCTTCCGCTACGCTACATTTTGACTATTCACTAACCAAATGTAACTCTTTAGTGTCAATAAACACTAATATATCAAGGTATTATTAGTGTTTATTACTGACGCGCTACGCTTGTCTTAATAAATACGGCCATGCAAGTAAACTTGCACAGCCATATTTCTTTTAATCTTTGATGTTTTCAACATCTTGTGATTCAATATCTTGAATCTGTTCTTTTGTCAACCTTTGTTCGGTTGTTATTGTTGTGCTCTTTAATCGCTTTTCGATTTCAGCAAGTTCTTGACGAGCAGCTATCTCAAGTTCCTGCCTTTCTGCTAAATCGAGTCTACGAGGGTCTATACCATCGCCTTCATCTCCTTCATAGATTGGTTCTTGACCTCCACCAAGTGGTTGTCCACTTGCATATCTTTTTAATATTTCTCTTATTGTTAATGCTTGGTCTGGAACTGTCTGAGATGGTTCAGTAAAGACTTCATTATCTTTATATTCATGCGCATTAAACATATTTCTAACTTTCATATATTGTTGTTTTTTCTTTCTAATTCAGCTAATTTTTGCATTTTTTTAAATGCAAAAATATGTCTTTCAGATATTACTTTTTCCTGTTCAGTAAAACTGCTGAATTCTTGTGATATTTTTAAATCTAATTCTTCGCTAATTTTAACCATGTATTTGCTAATTTTATCCTTTTCTTCCTCATTATACATTTTGTCTTTATAATATCGGGGCATAGCAATCTTTTTACCATCTTCAATTGGAACATACATACGTTGTTCCAAGTTATTTTTATGCCATTTTATCATATTTTCTGTTATATAATTACTACCTAATCCCTTAGACATTACACTGAATTCCTTTTTTCTATCATCATTTTGATGCATTGGAATTTGAGATTTTTTACTCATGTATTTGAGGGTATAACCAATAGAGGCAGCACTAACATTACCAATATGATAAGTACCAATAGGCTTATTATTAAGAGCCCAAGCCCTTGCAATATGGTCTTGATTAGCATTATAAAGAATGATATGATAATGCGGACGTTTTTTATTGCTGCCATATTCTCCAACTGCATAATATTTTAATTTTTCGTTAGATAATTTTCTTAATCGTTTAAAAAATTTTTGTAAATCTTTTAAATCTAATGTCATATATCCATTCGATGTTATAGGAACATATTCTGTATCATAAGTTAAGGTTATAAAGAGAGCGGATATACTCCGCTCTCCTTCTTTAACTAATCGAAAAGACCAACCTGAAGTTCTTCTTTTCTTACATGGGGGGCATTTTCCACAAGGAAATGGTATATGTTCTCCTCTTATTTTTTCTTTCTTATAGAAAGGAGTTATACACCTACTGCTCATGGTTAAAACATTGGAGTTCCAAATTTTGGCATTGGTCGTACTGCTTTAATTTTATTAAGTACATGACAATATAAACTATCTGTTGCTTCTGAGCCTGGTCCTTCTAATACTGCAAATATTCGTTTTGTTGGTGTACATGAAACAAACTCTCCACTTAATGTAGGTTGAGTATCAAATTTTCTACCTAGATGCCAAAAATCTAAAGTTTCTCTAAATTCTCCTGCTACTCGTGAAGGCATATATTTGTATTCAGCATATCTAGGTACATAACCAAATGTATCTTCTCCTGTTGATGTATAGGCATAAATTTCATTATTTGTAACTGATTGTTCTCCAATATGTGCAAATGATGGCCAAAAATAATCTAAATTATCATTTTTAAGAAAAGTTTTGGGAATTCCTTGTTGATAACATGTTTTTGGCATTACTGACATGACACCTATAATATAACCATGTTCTTCACAATAATATGAACCTGAACGTCCTGATGATACTGAAATACCATGTCCTGCCATATTACCTTGTGCTAAACCGCCATCTTGACCTGTTGTATTAACTATTTCACTTATTATTACAGGTGATTTTACACCTGTAATATATTCAGGTCTTTGTAATCTTTTATCTGATGATTTAACACCAAAATGTGTTAAAATACTTTCAATATAACGAGTACCGCCTCTTGCGTTTTTTTCTAGCCATTCTTGTAATCTAAATGCACGTCTTAAATCGTTAATTGTTGTTGGTTCTACTTCTGCAGTTGTTCCGGGTGCATATAGTCCATTAGTTAATGGTGAAGGTGCGTTATCTACAGAATAATTACCTCCAGAGGTATTAGGTACATCATATCCTCCCGTACCTTCAATTTTTGCATATGGTGTCGTAATTGTACCTAAAGGAATATCAACTGCAGCACCTTTTTGTGCAAAAGGCAATGATGCAGTAAAATAATCATGTTCCCATGCTCTTTTTCGTAAAGTTGCTAATTCTCGAACTCTAACACTACTAGTAGAATTGTTACCATCAGTTAATTTATAATTAACGGGTGCTATTAAATTTTGGTCTCTATAATATTCATTATAGATTGCTTGATATGCAGCAAATGGAAGAGCGTTAATATTTGTTACAGTACTGTTGTTAGGTGGAGGTGGTACTCCTAAATAATCTGCAGTTTTTCTTGCAGTTGGTTGATTTGGTTCATTTTGCAATTCAAAATATTCTGACCTAAGATATGGAGAAACTAACTCTGAATCATTTCCTGTAATAAACTTTTCCCAATTTTCCCATAAAATTCTATTAGGTACAAAGAAATAATGCATACTTACATCCATTCTATGCATAACAGGGGCAATCATTGGTGCAAACCTAATAAGACTTTCACATCCAATATCAAATTTGTCTCCGGGTACACATTCTAGTGTTAAAATTGGTGTTAAATTGCCCATTTCTGCTGATAACTTTACGTCATGGGTGAGGTCAAAAACGTTTTTCTTTGGTTTTTGCAACTTAATCGAATTAAATAAATTCGGCTTCATGTTTTGTTTTTTAAGGTTTTTTAATTAATTTTAATTAAGTTATTAATAACTTAATTAAGCCGGTGACTAACCGGCTTTTTTTATAGTCGAATTCCGCCGCGTGATACATAATATGTACGGCTTACTTTACGCTTGCCATAACCGCGCTTTCTAGATGAGCGGCGATATGTGTTTCGTCTTCGCATTTTTTAGTTTTTATTTTGTTAGAAAAATACTTTACCATAGCTTGGTCAATATATGGTCTTAATAACTTTTTTTCGTTAATATCTGAATTGTTATACCAACGAATTAATCTAATAATTTCATCTTGTGTATATAATCTCATTATTTTTTAAATTGGGGTACAAATTTAGGTAATAATCTAGCAGCTCCATATGGTAATAATAATGAACCAATATTTACAGCTTTGTCTATCCAAGACATATCTACATCATTATCTTTTTCTTTATAAGCATTAATTGCAGCAGTTCTCATTTGAGAATATATTGACTGCTGATTAAAATCTTCAGAAACTATTTTCTTTCTAGTTAAATCTGTTGCAACTTTTATGGATTTTTCCATAGCATTTTGTATTGCTAATTGTTGGTTTTTTTCTTTTCTTATAAATTCATTAGATGTTGTTAACTTTTTAACTTCTTCCTTTAATTGGTCTTTCTTTAAAGAATTAATATCTAGTTGGTCAATTTTAAGGTTAGTATCTGCTTGAATATTTTTTGTTCTTGCTATTGATTGATTATTTTCAATAGCTGGCTTTGCCATTAATTGCTCTTTTGTTCCTCTGCCAATTTCATTTTGTAAATTTCGCCAATCAGTATTTGAACGAATGTATGTTGCTTCATCTCTTGTTTTTTCTATGTTTGCTTGTGTTTGCTCTAATTGAGCTGCAGCTGTCTGCATAGATAAATCTTGCAACTTTAATTTATTTGATTTGCCCAATATTCCTAATGCATCTGGGTCTAATTTTGGTGCTATTGCATCAGTTGTTCTTACAGCTCCTGCTTCATTTGTTTGTTTATAAATAAGATTCGGGTTAAGTCCCGCTTCCTTAAATCTTTGCATTTGTTGTAATGGTGAATTATAAGCATTTTGCATTCTCCAATCTTGTAACGCCCATTGTCTGTTTTTTGCGTTTGTATATACTTGTGAGCCTGTATTTAATATACTTGCTCCTAATTGTAACCAAGGTTCTACTGCTCCCATTTTTTTATTTTTTTTTGTGACACAATCGTTATTTTTTGTTTTTGTTCATTGTCAGTCTTCCGCTACGCTACATTTT